TTAGCTGTTCATTTTTTATCTGGGGGAAAAATTCCAGTTCAAAAAGTTATGGAAGCATCTCAAAAGTATTATGGGTCTCCAGACTTTGTTAAGAAAATCTTTCAGGCTCACCCAGAAATTAGAAAAAGTGTTGAAGAAGAAATTGTAAAAAATTACCTGGCAAAGCAATCTGGAAAAAAATCCACTCCTAAAGTTAAAGTTTCTGGCACGGCGTCCAAGCCTATTGTGTCTAAACCTTCATCGGATGATATAACTTTTGAAAATGTCTCCGAAAAGGCTCTGGACTATTTAAAAGAATTACAAAGATTAAATAAAGAAGAGGAATAAAATGCCTAATTATGGACAAGAATTTCAATATGTTAGCGATGCATTAAAAGATGTTTATGCACCGGTTATGAAAAAGCAAATCCCTAAGATTTCGCCATTATATAATTTATTTCAGAAGAAACCGAAACAGGCTTTTGCTGGAAAGCAATTTATTATCCCGTTGCAGTTGACTTTTTCTGAAGCTGTTGGCGGAAAAGCTGGTGATGTTTATACTTTACCTACTCCTCGTAGAATTTCTTATGACCAGGCTTCTCTTACTGTAAAAAAGATTTATGGTAGAGTTGGTATTGATGGCTTGGCTCTTAAGTCATCGCAAGGTAAGGGCGGATGGGTTGACCTTTTAACCAATGAAATTGAAGGCAATACCGCTGCTTTTGCTATTGATTTAGATAGACAGCTTTTGTGTGGTGGAAAAGGTGTGCTTGGTTTAGTTAATACTACAATTTCTTCATCACAAGATTTTATTTTAGTTAAAGACCCTGGCGGAATTACTGGTGATACTCCTATAACTAAATTTTATAGAAAAGGAATGGTAGTTACTGTTGGAACTGGTTCTACTGAATATACTATTACTGGTATTACTCCAGGTGCTGCTGGAACTGCCGCAATAAGTGTTTCTCCAAATATTGCAGCTGCTACTGCTGGTGATGCTATTTATCGCTCTGGTGTTTATAGTGCTACTGCTGATAAACTTGGTGAAGTGATGGGAATTGAAGGTATTGTTGGAACTGGAAATACTCCTGGCTCAACTTTTGAAGGAATTGACGCTTCTGCTGTTTCTGAATGGCAGGCTTATGTAGATAGTGCTGCACATGTTATTAGCACAGCTGGTGATATAGTATTTCAGGATGCTTTAGATGCTATTGAACAGGTAAGTGCTGGTGAGCCTGTTGATATTGCTATTACTGGTTATAAAGTTAGAAATGAACTAATTAAAAAAATGCAAGCTTTGCGGCAGATTGATACGCTTGATTTGAAAGCTGGTTGGAAAGCTATTAAGTATATTGGCGGTGCTTTGGAATTACCTTTCTTGGTTCACCCTAAATGTCCTGAAAAATATGTTTATCTCTTATCTACCCCGCATCTTAAAATCTACGAATTGCTGCCTTTGACTTGGGATAATAGTGGTGGCGGGATTATTAAACCTGTTGCTGGAAGTGATGCCTACGAAGCTTGGTTTAAGACCTACATCAATTTTGGAACTGATTGCCGTAATGCACACGGTAAAATGACTAATGTTTCTTGACGAATAAGAATATCTAATTGAATATTGTGCTTTAATTGAGCGAGATGCCTCTGCTTTAGAAATAAGGCAGAGGCTGCCCTCGCTATTTATAGGAGAAAAGTATGATAGCTCCTGGTTGGTTTGTTAGAGAACTTAAACTTATTGATAAAGATTATTTTTGCGTATGGGATGGAAGATTGCATAGATGGATGATACGCTGGTGGAATACCCCACATATTGAAAAGAGAGATATAAAGAACTCTGAAGATTTTAGAAAGAAAAGTATTTTAGTAATGAAGGTAGCTGAAGAAGATGGTAATGGAAAAGATATTGGGTATAGAGACCTTGACCAACGAACTCTAACTACACTGCGTAGAAGGAAATGGTTAAGTAATTTATCTACTGAAAAATTGATAAGAATGTTAGACAATGCTAATGAAGAAAATCAGAATAAGACAGATGAAGAAATAAGAGATATGATAAGAGATGCTGCTACTATCAGTTATAATGCTATGAAAAGGATTTGGTGGTAAACATGATAAGAGAAAATTTTAGAACTTATGTTAGAAGTTTAATTGCAGAACCTTATGCATCTTATTGGACAGACCCTGAAATAGATGCTTATACTGATGTAGCATTAATTTTATTGCTTAATGAATTCTGGTATCTTTTAAAAAAGACTTATAAAAAAACTGGTTATTTATCTATTACTTCTGGAAATGATACAATTGATTTACCTGCTGATTGTTTAAAAGTTCTTTCTATTAAGATAAAAGATAATCCAATGCAGGGGTTTGATTATATTCCTGAAGATGCTGAAGATTATTATGAAAAAAATGAAATACCTGGCTGGACATTTGAAGAAGGAAAAATAAAAATAAATCCTACTCCTACTCAAAGTAAAGCGGATTATCTTAAAATAAAATATTTACCTAAAATTACTTTTGAAAATTTACCTGATTGCCTTTTCCCATTATTAGCTGTAAGAACAATAATTCAAGCAAAGATAAAAGACGAGAATGTTCCTGTTTATATTATGAGACTTGAAGAACAATACAAACAAGCTGCTATGATTTTTTTAAACAATGTTCAAACGCAAAATGAGGAGATGCTTACAGAATAATGCCTATGAATATTGATGGTTTTTTACCCTTTACCGATTTCAGTCTTGGACTGGATTTAACCAGTTCTCCGACTGGATTAGACAATCGTTCTTTAGCTTCGGCTTTAAATGTGGAATTAACTCCACAGAAAGGATTAACAAAAAGAAATGGCTTAAAGATATTAGAAGAAGGAATACAACCAGTCTGTTTTGTTGGCACAAGTGGGACGTCACACGCTTCTAATGATAGCTGTATTGTTAACGGGAAAATATATGTTTGTTCGAATCATAGAGTATCAATTTTTGATGCTGAAACTT